CAGGGAACGGCGCAGCAGGTAGTTGGCAGCCGTGGAGGGCCTTCGCGAGGACTTCAGCGAGGCCGTAGCGTTCGGCGTTCTTCGTGGTGGTGGGGCCCGTCTTGATACGTGCGGTCTGGACGATGTCGACGGTGAGGATCTCGGTGACGTTGACCTCGGCCGTCTGGTCGCCGAAGTCGCCGTTCGCGGCCCGGTTGACGGTGATGTCCTGCTGCTCGATGAGGCCGTAGGGCGGGGCCTGCCCGGTGCGGGGCCCGTCGCGGAAGAAGGGAACGCCGCTACCGAGTGCTTCCAGGTAGGCCTTGATGGCGCCCTCGCTGGTGGCGGCCATCAGCGGACCCGCCGTCCGGCGCGGGCCAGCTCCTCGCGCAGCCACGCATCGGCCATCGCGATGGCGGGCTCGAGGAACGGCTGTGGCCGGGTGCCCGGGTGGTCGACGTACGCGACTGGGTGCATCGCGCCCGGCCAGTACAGGGCCTTCTTATTGCGCGGGTAGATGCGGTGCGGGCGGGTGCCTTTCTCCACGTCCTCCGCGTAGTTGACGTTCGTGCCCACGCTTACGTCGTAGAACCGGGTGCCCCGCTCCTCTACGCGGTGCACGATGCTGGAGCGCAGCCGGCCGGTGTCGACCGGCGCACGGCGGCGGGCCTCGTTCTGGACGCGGATGCCGGTACGGCGGGTAGCTTCCTTCGACTCGTTGGAGAGGCGGCCCGCCCAGCGGCGTAGGCCGCGTTCGAACTCGCGGGCGTCCATGGAGAAGCTGCCGGAGATGCCTGCCATCACACACCGCCGATCAGCGCGTAGGCGGTGTTCATGTAGCCGACGAGGAGGGCGTCGACCTGCGTCGATCCGGTCGACGACGACGGGGCGACGGGCTCCGACGACGCGTCGTCCTCGATGCGGACGTTGTTGCCCTCGTCGTCCACGTCCAGGCCCGGCGCCTGCGCGGCGTCGGCATCGGACGGGGTGACGCTGGCCTGCATGTGCGCGGCAAGCAGCGCGCACGCCTTGCCCACCAGCATCGGCACAGCCTCGTACCCGAACGTGCCGGTGACCTTCACCTGCTGACTCCAGTACGAGCCGAACAGGCCAGCCCAGCCGCCGTTGTACGACTCGGCCCCGGCGATCAGATCGTCATAGCCACCGACCGCGACACGCACCGCGTCGATCTGGCCGAGGACGTCGGCCGACGTGACGCGCCATGCCGACGACGGGAGCGACGGGGCGTCGTCGCCGTCATCGACGGGCGTCACGGCGGTGACCGAGCGGACGCGGCGCGGAAGGATGACCAGTCCATCCGCGCCGACGTCCGCCACCACCACCAGGGGGGTTGGCTCGAACAGTTGCTGCGTGTAGGCGGTGATCCGCTCCGTGGCAGCAGCGATCCACGCGCCGACTTCGGCGTCAGTGCCGGTGCAGCCCGCTTCCCTCGCGTCTTCCACGGAGCAGTACGCCATGGGTCAGCCCTCGTCCTTCGAGGAGGACGCGGCCTGCTCGTCCGGCTCAGCGGCCGGAGCGCCCCGCAGTTCGGCGAGCATCTCCGACGTCACGGTCTCCCCCCGGGCGACGACACGACGCGCGTACCCGCCCGGGTGGGTCTCGAGGACCGGCCCGACCGGCGTAGCCCGGTCGTCACCGAGGGCGCGGAAGGCGTCGGCCGGGGCCGGGTCGCCTTCCTTCCACCCATCAGCGGCCGTGAAGCGGCGGCCAGCCATCAGGCACCGCCCTCAGCGGGCTGCTCCGTGTCGGCCGGCGCCAGGCCGCGCAGGACGTCGCGGGTGATGGGCGAGCCCTTGGTGACGACCTGCACCCACCGGCCGCCGCCCTTGGTGGACGTGGTGGCCTCGCCGATGAAGTTCCCGTCGTCGTCGATCTGCCGGAACCTGTCCTCGGGCGCGGTCTGGCCGAGTTCCCAGCCTTCGCCGCCGCTGTACTGCTGCGGTCGGACAGTGGCCTGGGGCTGCTCGTCCACTGTCTTGTTGCTGCGTGTTGCCATGAGCGGGGTCTCCCGTCTGCTCGTCGTGGATAGGGGGCGCCCGGGTTACGGGGTCGGGTCGCCGAACGTGCCCTTCACGAAGGCGCGCGGGGTGTGGACGGCCACTTCGAGGCGGGCCTCGACCAGCAGCGTCAGGATGTTGCTGGTGAAGTTCGAGGCGTGGGAGTCGGTCATGAGGATCGTGATCCCCTGCCGCTCCCAGAGGGTGGCGCCCTCACGGAACCCGCCGACGAGGAAGTTGTTCTGCGTCATCGCGGTGGTGGAGATGACGCGCATGCCCCAGATGCGGGCGGGCGCCACTTCCTGCACGTTGCTGACGACGCGGAACCGGGCGGTGTCGTCGGTGTCGAGCTCGACGTTCTGCCAGTCGATCGGGTGGAGGATGACGCCGTCGGGGGTGCGCTCCGACAGCTCGACCAGCGTGCGCGCCTTGCGGAGGCGGATCAGGTTCGAGTCCGTCTCTTCGGCCGCAGCCGGGCTGTACACCTGCACGCCGGTGGCGGTCATGATGCCCTGAAGCTGGCTGCCGGAGCCGTCGCCGTTGAGGATCTGAGCGTCGATCTTCAGTTCCAGGCCCGTGGTGAGCCGGCCGCGGATGTAGCCCATGAGCTGGCCGTCGTCGTCGGCGGCCTGGCGGGTGATGTTGAGCCAGTGCGCCACCGTCTTGGTGGTGGTGCTGACCGTGTCGAACGTGATCGAGGACTCGGGCTTCGCCGCGCCTTCCGCAACAACCGCAGCGTTGTTCGTGAACAGCAGCTCGCGGACGTACTCGATCGCGCCACCGCTGGTGGTCTGCCGGTCGAGGAGGTCGGCGACACGGAACGTGCGCTCGGGCTCCCGCAGGACGCCCGGCACGCGGGTCGTGGTGACCGGGTACGTGGTCGTGGTGACCAGCGCCCGGGTGTCGAGGTCGGTCGCCTCTACGCGGACCTGACCGGACAGCTTGCTACGGAACGAGGCGAGCCCGTCGGCCTTGACGAACCGCTCGGCCATGTCGAGGACGGGGACGTGTCCGCCGCGCTGCTCGGGCTGCTCGCCCGGACGGTCCTGCCGTGCCTGGGGCTGCTCGCCGCCGGGCTCCGGGGGGTTGGAGGCGAGCAGGTTGCGGCGCGCCTCGGCGCGAGCGTTCGCCTTCTTGATCTTCTCGGTGATGTCGGCGGCGCGGGCGAGGAGTTCGTCCTCGTTGCCGTCGAAGTCCGGGTTGGCGAGCTGCGCTTCGATCTCGTCGCGCTGCTCGAGCAGGGTGGGGGCTCCACCCTTGATGGGCCAGACCGGGCGTCCGCCGACGATGCCGACGGCGCGAACGCCGGTCCGGGGGTGACGCGGGAGCGAGGAGGTGTTCATCGCGGCGTCCTTCCGGTCCGTGGACGGCTCGCAGCCGCCCAGATGTCTGGGTGTCTGCGTCCGTCTGTCACGGCCGGTGGAGCGCGCCCGGCAAGTGCACTGGGCTTTTACGTCCGGTCAGTGCCCCGGATGCGGCGAGGGTAGATCGAATGATGTGGGGCGTGTCGTCAGGGGGTGCGGTGACGCCCGTCTAGCTGCGTCGTCGGCCGCGACGGGACCGGCGCGGAAGGGCCCGGTACGGCTGCGAGTTCTGGTTGCGGTGCGCCCACTTCCGGGCCCACGGCATCCGGTTCGCGAACGCCCACCGCCACTGCGCACGGCTGCGGAAGCGGCCCATCACGCGCCTCCCGCCGAGGCCAGACCGAGCAGCGCAGCCGCCCGCGCCCGCCGGATCTGTGCAGCCCGCCGTACCCGCTCGGCCGCCACCTGCTCCTCAAGCCGCGTACCGGGCTGCTCCTCGTACAGGGCGCCGAGCGCGGCCCGAACGGTCTTCAGCTTGCTGCCGGGCACCGCAGCCATGCGTGCCGTGATCTGCGACGTCTCCACCAGCCGGGCGCCGCGGATGTTCTTCATCTTCTCGGCGAAGTCCTCCTCCGACAGCTCGGCCAGCTTCTTCCAGTCGGGCAGGTCCGTACGCACGAACCCGACCGACAGCTCCGGCGCCGACCCAGAGCGGGCCATGGCGCGGGCGTCCTGGCCGGCGGCGGTGTCGTCGTACCGGCCGGTGATGAACAGGTGGTCGTCACGCTCCTCGGCCCGGAACGTGCCGATGGGGCGGGTGGGGTCGTGCATGAACAGCAGGCTGTACGGCTTCTTGTCCAGGCCGCCCTTGCGGAAGGCTCCGGGGTGGAAGGTGGTGCCGTAGGAGTCGACCTTGTTGAAGCGGCAGGCGATGCCCTCGAAGGTGCCTTCGGCGTCGTCGTCGAGCCGCCACTCCACGGTGTCGAGGGTGCGGAGTTCCAGGTCCATCACGGGGTTCCCTTCGTGAGCGCGTGCTCGGCGTATGCCTCGGCGACGCTGTCCATGAGCTGCCGGTGCAGCGGGGAGAGCTTGGGGGCGTACCGGTACGTGGCGATGCCGTCCGTGATGGTCGTGAGGACGTAGGCGAACCTGCCGCCCTTGAAGGTGAGCGTCTTGGGCGGCTCGCCGTTGGTGAGGAGCACTGCGGCGCGGGTGCCGTCGTACGGGCCGCGGCGCACCTCGTGCAGCGGCACGCCCTTGGGCTGGTAGGCGCCGGTGTACTGCTCCTCCTCGGCGGCCTGGAGGACGCACGGCATTTCGCCGTTCATGAGGGCGGGCATGGTCAGGACTCCTCGTCGTCGGGGACCGGGTCGAACTCGAAGGTGAGCGCGCACCGGCACTGAATGCTCTGATTCGCCGGGGCCGTGGCGTCGGCCGGCCAGCGTGACTCGGTGAGGGCGAACCGCTGGTCCATCGGCACCGAGTGGCCCTGCGCGGCACGGTGGGTGCGCCGGGTGCGGGTGTCGTCCGTCGACAGCCATGTCTTGCGGACGGCTCCGGCCTCGGCGGCGGCCATGTGACTGGCGGCGCTGTACCCGCCGACAGTCTCGGTGCGGGCGATCATCGTGGCCCGGTAATCGCCCAGCTCGGCAAACACCCGCTGGATCCGGGCCCGCAGCTCGGGCACGCTCTCACCCTCTGCGACGCCGTGCGCGAGCAGCTGGGAGCGGAGCACCTGCTCAGTCGTCGCGGTCACCTGCCCGGCCAGCTCGTCGACCCGCTCACGTAGGGCGCGGGACACGTCCGGCTCGTCGAGGTCGAAGCTGGGGGTGATGGACACGCCGCCGCGGCGCCATGCCCGCTCGACGAACGGCCGCATCAGGCGCGCGGTCTGGCGGCGCCAGTACCCGCCGTCGAAGATCTCCCGCAGCCGGATGCGCTGCTCCCACCCGTCGGGGCCCGAAGCGATGTCCATGTCCGTGGCGCGGGCGGCGGGTACGACGTCCAGGTCGGGCGGAGCGAGGGTGAGCAGCTGCTCGCGGGCGAGGGCGGCCGACTGCTCCCGCACCTCACCGAGCCACACCGCCGACCTCTCCGGCTTCTTCATCAGCCGGTCGAAGTCCCTGAGCACCCGCTCCCGCTGTTCACGGGCGAGCGACTGCACGGCGCGGCGGCCGACGGCCTCCAGCTCGTCATACGTCTGGTTGATCTCGTCCACCGACGGCGACGACGGGGCGTCGTCGGCGCGCGTCAGCTCCAGACGACGGGGCGTCGTGCGGGCGTCTGCCTGCGTCAGTGCGGCGACGACGGCGGGCACGGCCTCGGCGACGGCCTGCCGTACGAGGGTGGCCACGTCCGGTTGCGGGGCGGGGATGCGGGAGAAGTCGGCGAGCCACGACCGCTCCTCGTCGCCGGACGGTGCGCCCGGTACCGGTGCCCACTGCGACCGGTACGGGGTGAGGGTCTGCTCGCCGATCCCGCCCGGGAGCGGGTCCCAGCCGACAGCGGCGCGCGCCTCGTCGATCATCGCAATGTCGGCGTACACCAGGGACCGCAGCCGCTGCGCCACTGAGTCCTGCGCCTCTTGCAGGGCCTCGACGCCGGACAGGTCGAAGCCTGCGTTCTCGGCATCGGACGGCAGGAGGACGCGGTCGATCTCCGAGGCGATGATCTCCAGGTCCGGGACGATCGTGTCCGACCAGAGAGCGGTCTTGGACGCGGCCCGGTTCTCGTACGTTGCACCGCCCATGAGCAGGTCACGCGGCACACCAAACGCGAGCATGACCTCCTCGGCCGACTGCACGCGGGTCTCCAGGTACGACACTTCCTCGGCGGTCAGGCCCAGGCGCGCGTACTCGATCGGCTTCCCGGACGAGCCGGGCGGCGACGCGACGAGGAGGTGCCGGCGTGCGTTCGCCGGGCCCTCCACCGTGGAGCGGAACGACGCCTTGGCCTTGGCGAACGCCTCCGGCTCCATCTCGCCGAGGTAGACCACACCGCCGGGCTGCGCCCCGTTCTCCAGGCTGGAGCGCTGCCACTCACGGGCGAACGCGTCCACGTCCACGGCGTGCCGCGCCGCTTTCCACGGGGCGATGGAGAGCAGCGGGTCGAACGGGTGCGGATACCGGAACCAGAGCATCTCGTCCGGCAGGACCGGCACACGGACGCCGTCGGCCCGGTTGATGACGAACCCGATGACGTCCGCCGGCCGCGCGTCGTCGTCCTTCCGACGGGCCACGAACACCTGCACGTCGTCGTAGACCGGGTAGACGGCCTGCACGTCGGCGGCCAGGTCGAGGGAGTCGCCGCGGTAGCAGAACGCGAAGCTCTTGCCGGAGAGCTTCAGCTGCTGAAGGATGACCGACTTCAACGAACGCGCCGACGACATTTGCGGGTTCGGTCGCTTGTTGAACAGGTGCGCGATCGGGTGCCCGTCGATCACCGACCCGTCGGGGCGGGTGATCTCCAGGTTCACAGACGATCCGTTGTCGGCGATCTGCGCCACGCACCGGTACGCCACGGCGGAATGTGTCCAGCCGCGGGACTCGGCGTCCAGGTCGAGGGTGAGGCTGCGGGCGTAGTCGGCGGAGGCGAAGGTCACCGGCCGCTGTTCGCGCACGCTGTCGAGCGCGGACCGTTTCGTCAGTCCTGCCCATGCGTCGGCAAGGCGTCCCATCTGCGTCGTCTCCTATCCGGCCATGTTGCCCGCAGGGGCGAGCATGAGTTTCGTGAGGGCCCACACCATGGCGTCGAGCCGGTCGGGGGAGTCGTCGCCGGGCACCCATGTGACGAGCTGCTCCTCGAGCTCGGGCAGGCTGGTGACGATGTGCGCGGCGAGCTGGTCGAAGATCGCGGCCACCGGTTCGGCGCGGGTGGCCTTACCGCGGGTGGCGTTGACGGTGTCGTAGTTGACTGTCGGGTCCGTCTGCTTCATGGCCAGACCGATCCAGTCACCACCGTTGTTCACCTCGGCAACGACCAGGTCGGCTTTCCACGCGTGGTACGCCTCCGCTGCCTTGCGCATGCACTCTTCCGGCGACATGCGCCCGGACAGGTCGTCGAGGACGTAGCCATGGCGGCGGGGGAAGCCGTTCCGGTCGGGGATGTACGACTGGCCGAGCCCGGCCACGACGATGCCCATCTCGTCCGACTCGTCGCCGCCCTTCGCGGCCGGGTCGATCGCGATGACGATGCGCACCATCGGCGGGGCCGCACCGACGCGGGTGGCGTCCAGCCGGGCCCGGTTCCATAGGGCGCCTTCGATGTCGGTGAGAAGGTCGCCGTCGAGCTCTTGGGCCTCCAGTCGCGTGCCCTTGTACTTCGCGACGAGGAAGTCCCGCATGTCCTGCGGCAGGTGGATGGCGTCGCGGGTGCGGCCCTTGGTCATGATGACGTCCGCGCGTTTCGTCAGCTCGATGATCTCGGTGCGCGGTTTGGGGGTGGTGCTGGCGATGTAGTGGGGGTTCGGGCCGATGCGGAGTCCCATTTCGCTATGGGTGATCGCGTCCTTCAACCGGCGCTGCGCCGCAGCCTCCTCCATCCACACGAGGCACCGGTTACCACCCGCGCGCAGGCGCTCAATGTCGTCCGGCGAGTGGGCGCCGAACAGCTTGGCCTCGGCCCCGTTGGGCCAGCGGGCGAAGGTACCGCCGGCCGTGGTGCGCAGTACGACGCGCGGGTCGTGCGCCTTCAGCCCGGACGGGCCATTCACGCAGGCCTCGACGGCGTCGCCCTGCGTCGGGGCGACAATCGCCATCCGGTGCCCACCCCGGAGCCGCGGGTCACAGGCGGGACCGTTGACGTGCTCGACCATGTAGCGGGCGCAGCCGTCAGTTTTCCCGGTGCCACGGCCGCCGAGCTGGAGCCACCAACCCATGGTGGGGATCTCGGCCGGGGCCACCTGCCACGGGTACGGGGTCCACCGGTTCCATCGTTTCTGCCAGATCTTCGCCCTGAGCTTCTCCTCCAGCAGGTCCAGCTCAGCGCCCGTCATGTCGGCAAGGCGGGCGCGAAGGTCGGTGACGGTCACTCGCCCAACTCCTCGACGAGTGCCTCGATCTGCGCGGCGCGTTCGTCGGTGAGGCTGATGTCCCGCTTGACAGGTGCATCGAGGCCGAGGAGGCGCGCGCGGCGCTCCTGGATGCGGAGCAGCCGGTCGACCGCGTTGAGGATCGGGGCGTCGTCGATGAGCGGTCGTTCTTCGCCAGTGTCAGGGTCCGGCGTGACGACGATCTTTCCGTGGGAGACGGTGACGTGCTCCCGCTCAAGAACGCCCATGACGGAGCGGTACATCGCGTCGAGGCGTTCCAGCTCCAGCGTGCGCAGTTCTTCGCCTGCCTCGCGGACGGTCTCCTTGAGGACCCGCTGCACTGCGTGGTGGGCGGTTGCGCGGCTGTCGTAGCCCACTTCCTCGGCGATGCGGGCGAACGTCCAGCCTTTGGCGCGCAGGCGGGCGGCGCGCTCGTCGCGCTCGGCGTCCTCAACGGTTCGGTAGTAGCGGCCGTTCCCGTTGCGTGGCCTGTCGTTGCCGGTGCCCATGGCCGTACCTCCCTGGTGGGAAGGTACGAAAAATCGGGCGGCCAGGATCTTGGGGGGTGCGGTGACACCCCCCGGCGACGGGCGTCGTCAGCAGGCGTCGTACCGCCACTGGCCGTCTTCGCGGGCCCACGGCTGCTGCTTCTGGTCCAGGGCGGGCACCGGGTAGGTGTAGGTGACGCGGGCCAGGTCCCCCGACACCTGGTCGACGGTCAGGGTCTTGATGTCGTGGACGCCGTACTGCTTCACGGTCGCCTCGACCATGGGCCCGTACATCGCGGCGGGGATCTCCTCGGCGCAGCGCTGCGACAGCATGCCGTAGGCCTTGGCGGTGTCGGTGGCGAAGTAGGCGGCGCTGTAGTCGCGGACGGCCTGCTCGAGCTTGGCCTTGCTGTCGTCGGCCGGCGGCGTGCTCGGCTGCTCGGTGGACGCGTTCTGGCCGGGCTTCGGGGACGCGCTGCTCGGCGGGTTGTCGGCGGTGGTCGAGCAGGCGGTGAGGGCGAGGAGCAGCACGGCGGCGGCCGTAGCGGTGGTGGTGTGGCGCATGGTCCCCCCAAGGACACGGGTGATGAGAGGGCGCCAGGGTATGACGAAGCCCCTGCGACGGGGGACCGTTCGGCAGGGGCTTCACTCTCAGCAGCGCCGCAGCCAGCGAGCGCGGGTGGGATGCGGTCAGGCTACTGCGGGGGTGTGACAACAGGCAGGCGCGCCAACTCC